CGAAGCTTCGGTAGCAAGATTTTATAATCTTTATCAATGATAAATTGTTTTTCTAATAAATATTTCGCATGATATTTTTTACTAAACCCCAACCATTTCCACACATTATCCAAATCGATAACATAATCGTTTATTTTATCGTATTTTAGATAGCAGTAAAAGCTTGATAAAAATAGTTGTTGTTCGTAAGTTGTAAATTTGAATTGAATTTTTTCAATCAACTTTGATTTACAAGTTATATTTATTTTTGAGATTGGATTGTTTTCAATCAAATCAACGATATCGATACTTGTCGTATTCTCCATTTTATTATAATATTTAGTTTTGTTTATATTCGAGATTGGAAAAATAAATTTCAATTTTTTTATTTTTCGATGAATAAAATAAATAATTCGATGAATTATTATTATCTATTCAAACATTTTATTTTTTAATTCTACATAAGTCCAGCTATCAATTGGACGGTCTTTTTTCTCTTCAAGAAATAAAAGTCCTTTTTCAATTTGTTTATATTTATCAATTAGTGAATGATTTCCACATGTTCCGCATTTCGATGACAGTTTAACTCTCTCATTTTTTTCTTTGACTAATGGATGAAAATGATTTATTACAAAAAATTCTTTCTTTTCTTTATCATTCTTGTAATATTCACAATATTTTGGTAAATTATCTAATTGTCTTTCATTTTTTAGCCATTTCATAAATTCATCTGGAATCTTTTTAGCATCGAAATGACGAGATACCTTTCCTCGATTTGTATTTTGTTCAGACTGCGTTGTTATTCTCAAATTACATCTCCGATTATCAATTTTGTTTTGATTTATATGGTCAACGCTCAATTGTCCTTTACCAAAACCAGAATGGTCCATAACAAGCTGATGTAAATATAAACCAGATGAAAAAACATATCCAATCAAAGGATTATATGACCATGTATAGTCCTGACAGATTATTTTATTAAAATCTTCGATTGAAAAATATGTAATCATATTCGGATTACAGAACATAATATAATATTCCTTTTCAACGCTTTCATCGTTTTCATTCCGAACTAAAAAATACGGGTTTAATAATTTACCGGAATAACGACCCATATTTTTTCTATGACCAATATTAGTTGTTAAAACAACCAAGTTATTTTCTAAAACATGTTTATTCAATGCTTCCATTTTATTTAATTTATTTATTTGAATAAATTAAAATCAATTTTTACAAAAAAATGTAAAAACGAAGAAATAATATTTTAATTGCTGTAAGCTCTCTTTATCTTCTAAGTTTCCCTAGAAGGAGGACTGTATCTTAAGCCGTTTCAGATTGCTTAAATCTTCATAAACGACCCACGCCCGTTCAGTCTCTGACGCCCTACCATAAACTAGCATATCGTTTTTAGGTAGTAAGCATGCGGATTGCCCAATCCTTTTCATTATTACCATACCCAAGTTCATTACTCTTGGCCACTTATTCCTTTCGGAGATAAGCTTGGTAGAAAAGGCTATAAGGGGTTTCCCGAACAACAAGGTGTGTTGCTGGTTGATATAAATCAACCAACTAGCAGTTAGTCATACCATCAAAGTAGATGATTGTGAGGACATAAATGGTTTTCTACTGTAAGGGCTCACTTTACTGTAGCATACTGCTTTTAGGGTCTGGTTAACAGTCATTAATATTAATGAAACTAGTAGGTTTAACCCCCCCATCCCGGACATTATACGAAGAACGTTGTAGTTAGTCGCATATACACGGATTTTAGATGAAATCGAAGTCTTGGGAGTGACTTGAAGTTGAAGAGTCGCGTTGTCAATTCGCGAAAAGTTACAAGTGCCTGAGGGCTGATGCTGTTCGGGCTGTAGCGAAAAAGAATACACGTTAATTCCCGTAGCAGGAATGTTGGTGTGGTGCTGGTAAGGCTGAACAAGATTGAAGTAAGAGCCAAGACGCTCGGAGAAACGATCGTGGCCGTTAAGCTGGAGCTTAGCACGAACGACTGGGTTTCGGCCGGCGCGCTGGGGAGCAAGACCGGCGTGGTCAGCACCTCCGGCAGCCTCGTTGTAATCGGAAAAGTTGACGGGGGCGTTGTTGTTGGTTCCTGCACCACCGCCGGGGGGAAGGTAAGCCCAAGCAACTTCTGGGGTGCTCTGGGACTTTCCGGGCTGGGGGCCAAGAGGGTCAGGGGAACCATAGGTCTGGTTATAGACAGAGGGGAATGAAAGAGCGGAATAACCAGACTCAACGTTGGTACGAAGGGCGGCCTGAGGGTCAAGGAGACCGTTGGAGCCGATAACACCGAAGGTATCGTTGTCGAAATCATCAGTGTAGTTGTTCCACTGGTTCATACCGAGCTGAATGACAGAATCTCTCTGAACGACCCAGATCAATTCCTTGACGGGGTGGTTAAAGTTCAATTTGACCTTGACATTCTGGCTGGTAATTGACTCATCTCCTGTGAATTGGAGCTGCTCAATAAGGTACTCATGGGAGACCTGAGCAAAACGTCTGCGCTCGTCAGTGTCGAGGTAGATGTAGTCAATGTAAAGCGACGCTGCTTCAAGAGAAGGGACGCAGAAGAGGTTATTCTGGGAATCAAGAGAGACGCCGCAGTTGCCGAGCTGGTCAGCAGTTACGTAGCACTCGTTCTTCTGGCGGAACTCGAGAATGATCTTTACTTCATGATATTGCAAAGCGATCAATGGCAATGCAAGACCGGGGTTGCGGCAGAACCAGAACTGGAAGGGAACATAGAGAGTCGTGGCTTCGGCCTTAGCAAGGGCGGTACCAGTAAGAGCAAAAGTGTTTCCAACCATATTGTCATATCCTACCTGATGGCCGGGCTCTTGAGAGAGCTCGTTCCAGATGTTAAGCCAATCACCGTATTGTTTGTCGCATAGGTGATTGATTTGTTTTATGTACCTTTGGTTTCCCAAAGGATTAGACTATATCTTAAGCCTTTAAATATTTAAAGACCCACTATCATTTAGTCGTTGAACCTTCTCCATTTTATTATAATAAGTTAGGAGCTTGGCTGCGGATTGCCCATTTCAGAAAATCTTTAAAATTTTCTTCATCTGTGGAATTTTTACCATACCAGAGTTCTAGTCTCTGCCACATACTATTTTCATAATATGTTTGGTATCCTTCATTTAATAATGATATTTGTTTTAATAATTTAATATGATTTAATATTTCACTAATAATTATTTTATTAGATTTTTTCATGTTTTCTTTTTTTTCATATGGTCGTAAATTTATCCAATTTGTGCACATTAATTTTTCATTTTCATTAATGATGTTGAAAAATGATAATGGAATAACATGATCGATTACCCAGTAATCATTATAATTATTCCAATTCATTTTTTCATTAAATTGTATTTCTATCCATTTTTTAAGATTATTATTATTTGTTCCAATTAACAAAGAAGTTGATGTTTTTTTATTTTTAAATAATTCGTGAATTCTTGAACGTATCGATTCTTTTATAGCAAACACTCTTGATGTTTTTCTTAAAAGTCGAATTCTTAAATTACGATTATTTTTATTTTGTTGATGATATAATTTTATTTTATTTTTATTTTTTTCATAATAATTTTTTTTTTGTATAATTATTTGTTCTCTATATTTTATACGATAATCTTTCGATTTATTATTATGTTTTTCTTTATTTTTCTGATAATATTCTTTATCTTTTTTTTTATATTCATCTACGTTAGAATTTCTTCTTTTTTTTTCAATTAAACATCTACATTCTTTACATTCATTTCTATATCCAATATTATTTTTAAGTTTTCTTGTATGAAATTCATCAAAACTTTTTTCTTTATTACATATTCGACATATCTTCATTGTTATTTTATTAAGTTATATTAAATTTTTTTTAAATCATTTTATCATTTTTTAAATTACAGTTCTTAGGGTGTTCCCGCAATTTGATAGTGTCGCATAATTATTATATTGAAATAATAACTACACTAACACGTGTAAATCCTTTTTATGACTATGGACAAATAGTCAGGAAGACGATTACTAAAGGCTTTTATGTTTAAATTTTTCGTCTTAAAATCTAAACCCTCGTGTTTTTCAGCACCGACAATTAATGCGTTGTCCACCGATTTCAACCTCAACGTTGCGGATAAGAATATGGCCGACGTAGTTGACCCATCGGAAGCAATAGTTGCGATCATAAACATCGGACTGTTGGTTAGTAACAACAGGGCACTCAACAAGGGGAAGAGTGACTTGAAGGTAAACACGATGAATAAGATCACCATTGCGGGAAATGGTGCAAGTAACTCTCTTGCCGAAGTCAGCAGTTCCGTTAAAGACCTGCTCAATAGACTCCATAGAGAAGTTAGTGTGACGACGGTAAACAACCTTGAAGAAAGTGATTTGGGGGTTTCCAGTGAGATAAATATCTTGAGCACCATAGGCTACGAGTTGCATCAGACCACCTGACATTATTAAATCTAACAAAGAAAAAAATTTTACATGAAACGCATTTAATTCGATTTTAATTTCGGAAATAATAATCTTCTAAACATTCCAAAATCTTTTAAACTGTTTTTTGGAAAATTATATGGTTATTTTTTTAGAGCTAAATAGTGTTATAAAATATTGAATCATTATAATGATTTTCAAATAAAATATAGTTTTCTAAATATATAAATGTATATAATCATAAAATTGTATATCTAATCAATATTTCTTTTAAGCTGATTTAGGTTCGGAGTTTTTCATAAGAGACTCCGATTATAATTAAAAAATTGAAATTTATTTTTCCAATATAAAGAATAAAAACATTATAATAAAATGGAGAATACAACAAGTATCGATATTGTCAGTTTGATTGAAAACAATCCAATCTCAAAACTAAATACAACAAAATTTCAATCAAAACTGATTGAAAAACTACAATCGAAATTTACGAATTACGAACAACAATTATTTTTATCGAGTTTTTACTGTTATCTAAAATACGATAAACTAAATGATTATGTAATCGATTTGGATAATGTATGGAAATGGTTAGGATTTAGTCAAAAAATAAAAGCAAAAGAATTATTACAAAAGAATTTTATCATTGATAAAGATTATAAAATCTCGCTTTACCATGAGGTAAAGCGAGATTTTATGACTAATGATGATGAAATAGTTTCACATCCAAAGAAAGATTATAAAATCTCGCTTTCCCATGAGGTAAAGCGAGATTTTATGACGAATGATGATGAAATAGTTCATGATCCAAAGAAAGAATCAAAAAAATTATATGGCAGTCAAAATAAAGAAACTATAATAATGAATGTCAAAACATTTAAAAAGTTTTGCTTAAAAGCAGGAACTAAAAAGGCTGATGAAATACACGAATATTTTATTAAATTGGAAGAATCTATTTATGAAATACTAGAAGAAGAGACAACTGAACTAAAATCCCAATTACTACAAATTGAAGATAAAAATACAAAAGAATACGAAGTTAAATTAGGAAAACAACGCACTCTTGATAAAGAAAAACTACTATTACAACAATTTGGTTCAATTGGTCCAATTGTATATATTATTCGTGTCAAAACATTGGAAAATAATAAATATATTGTCAAAATTGGAGAAAGTCGTATTGGAATTAAAAATCGATACACAGAGCATAAAACCAAATATGAAGAATGTGTATTACTTGATTGTTTTTCTGTAAATCGCAGTAGTGATTTCGAATCTTTTATTCATAACCATGAAAATGTAAGATTAAATAAAATTACTGATTTGAAAAATCATGAAAATGAGATGGAACTTTTTCTAATTGGTAAAAATCTTACATATCAAATGTTATTGAATATAATAAATAATAATATAAAATATTTTAATGACTACAATCGCAATTTAGAACTTGAAAATGAAAATCTAAAATTGATGATTCAATTGAAAGAATCAAATAATGATAGTATATTAGTTGCTGAATTTATAAAACATGTTAAACATGTAAGCCAATTATCAAATAAAATTGATTCTATTGAAATAATAATTAAGGAAATTCTTGATAAAATAAATCAACAGCAAGTAAAAACGACGTACGGATTTAATCAAGAGCCATTAAATTTGGGACCACGTCTTCAAAAAATAAATCCAGAAACATTCGAATTAGTAAAATATTATGAAAGTGTTTCTGATTTGATGAAAGAGAATCCAAATATCAAAAGACCAACATTAAATAAAGCTATCGTAGAAAACCGTGTATATTATAATTATCGATGGTTATTTGTTGAAAGAAGTATGGACCCAAATATAATTCACAATATTTTACCAACGAAAGAATCAATACATAAAGAGATGGGATACATCGCAAAAATCAATCAAGAAAAAACAGAAATATTGAACGTATATATTGACAGAAAAACCGGATCAAGTGATAATGGGTTCAACCACCCCTTTTTCTTCTACTACGTAGAAGCAAAGGTGCGACCCCCCAAAATGACCACATCCAGACTTTTTTATAACAAATCCTTTTATGGTCGTTTTGGGGTTTAACCCCTTTACTCTCGAAGAGAGAAAAAGGGGGTGTTGTAATCAGTTATCAATAAGTGATAAAATTTTATCAAAATCAATCAAAAAAAATTTAGCTTATAATGGACATTATTATAAAGAGATTGGAGATAAGTTAAAAATGTTCTGATATTTTACGGATGATTATTTAAAAAATAAAGATTTTCTGATATTTTACGAATGATTATTTACAAAAATAAAATTATTACAAAATAACTTTATCTTCATAGCTTATTTTTACAAAAAAATTATTTTCCGCTTATTTTCCAAAGGAAACCGTTATGAACTGTATTATTATTTGAAGCTGTCTGTAATGACAATCGGCTCATCGGATTTTCTTTTATTGCGTCTGATATCGAATTATACATATAAATATCTTTGATATTTATATCTAGATGTTTTATTTACAAAGTAAATAAAACATGTACATTTTCAATACAACCTTTGTATTTTTATCAATCTTCGAAACAGTCATTCCTCCACTAATAACCGGCTTTTCTGGTAATTTATGATTTTTCTCATATTCTTCTCGCATTTCAATTGGACAATCATCATAAAACATTAGATGACCACCTTGCGTTCGCGAACCGCGCTTGATTGCGCAACACACCGCACTATTTGACAACTTATATTTTTCAGCAAATTATTTTTGCTCAGAATAAACATCCATTGTACATATAAAAATCAAAGATTTTTATATCTAGATGTTTTATCTTTCTTCAGAAATAAGATATTATAAAAAGGGTGATATAAAAAGTAGTTGATACTACGAACTACCCAAAAATTAGATTATTGAAAACGTTCGTTTCAATTTAAAAAAAACTACCTATTATATATAAAATGGATATATTTAGAGCATTCAACCTAAATGATGAAGAACATATCATCAATATTCAGGGAACCGTTGAAGACCCACTATTCCAAGCAAATCAGGTTTGTGATTTACTTGGAATAAAAAGTTTTAGATCAAGTATAATTGATTTTACCGATGAACATAAAGTTTTATTGAAAGTAAAAACAGCTGGTGGATTACAGGATGTAATTTTTTTTACTGAACTTGGACTTTATAAACTTCTTGGACGTTCAAGAAAAGAAATTGCATCGCAATTTCAAAATTGGATTATAAAAGTTATCAAAGAAATAAGAATAACTGGAATATATAAATTAAATGAAAATAATGAAATTGATAAAAAATTATTAGAAAGTAATTATAACTTAATAAATAATAAGACATTTATAAAAGCATTTCACAATAAAAATGTAATCTATATATGTAAATTTACAAATATTAATGATAAATATGTTATAAAAATTGGTTCTACACAAAATATTAAGGAAAGAATATATAATTTAAATAATCAATTCCAAAATATTGAACCTGTAATATTAGATATTATTGAAGTGAATAATTATCGTAAATATGAAAAATATTTACATAATCATCAATATATAAAACAATATTATTATAAATTTGAGAAGAAAGATGGAAATATATCAAACGAAACATATTTGACAACAGAAGAAGAGTATAATTATATAATTAATATTTTAAATGAAGATAAGAAAAAATTTGATATTGATACAATGGAATTAGAAGAGTTAAGATTAAAAATAGAAGAAAAAAAATCGGATAATAATTCTATTGAATTAAAAATTAATGAATTAAAATTGAAACAAAAAGAATTAGATGCAGAAATTAAAAAGAATGAATTAGAAATTAAAAAAATAGAGTTAGAAAAAATAAATAAAGAAAAACAAGATTCAACAGATGAAAGTAGTTCGGATATAGAAAGTTATGAAGATTCTGAAAATGAAGAAGATAATTTATCGTATAATTTTGAAATTAAAAAACAAAAAAATAGTATCAGAGTTCCAAAAGTATATCAATATGATACAAATGATTTGAAAAATCCCATAAAAATATATGATTCACCAAAAGAATTAATTCGTTCAAATAATGATATTTTCATGTCATCTTTGAAAAATGCTTGTAAAAAAAATACAATTTATAAAAATTATAGATGGATATTTGTTAATAGAAATGAAGAACAACCAGAAGAAATTCCAGAAACAGTTGTTAATAATTATAAATCTCCATATGTAAAATACTTAGCAATGATTGATATTAAAAAAACAAAAATATTAAATGTATTTTCTACTCAAAAAGAAGCGTGTGCTGAGAGAAATATGAAAGCAAATGGATTTACAAGAGCAATTAAACAATATTCAATATCATCTGGACATTATTGGAAATTTTTTGAAGACTGTCCAATTGAAATGCAAAATGAATATTTATTACACAATAAACTTCCTGAGAAATATGTATCATCATATAGTAAAACAGTAAGTCAAATATGTCCAAAAACAAATAAAATAATAAATACATATAATTCTAAAAATGAAGTAGTAAATAAATTTCAAATGTCAATGCTAACTTTAAAAAATTGTTCAACCAATGGAAATATTTATAATGGTTATCGATGGAAAATAAATGAATAATTTTGATTATTTTATATTTACTATTTCAAAAAAAATAAATTTATCTTTGATAAAGATTATAAAATTTCGCTCCTCCTTAAAGAGGAGAAAGATTTTATGACAAATAATAATGAAATTGTTCACTATCCAAATAAAGATTATAAAATCTTACTTTCGAAGCTTCGAAAGCAAGATTTATGAAAAATAATGAAGATGAAATTGTTCCATGTTCAAAGAAAAATTATAAAATTTCGCTTTACCTCATAGTAAAGCAAAATTTTATGAAATATAACATATATTAAATTGAATAGAGATGATTGACTTTGTAAAATATTTATATTTCTAAAATGGTTTTATATGATGATTTTATTCCGTTTCCTTTCTCAAAATCTTGAATATTATTGAATGTTATAATCAAATAATATAAATAATTCTCCCATTTATTATTACATAAATTTTTGAAATTATTCGAAAAATCATAACTATGACTTAAATTTTTTATACATATTCCTTTATGTATTCCATTTTTACCAATATTATGTAAATATTGTTTTGTTTTTATTTTATCAAATATTTCAGAATCAATGTATATATATGGCCATTCTGATTCAGAATTCCACTGGATTTTAATTCTGTATTCTGTATTTGCGTGAATTCCTTCATATGGGATTACTTTAATTTTTATAAATTCGAGAGTGCTTTCATCTAAGATTTCAACATTTGCGATGTTTTCGTAATAATTTCCATATATTGCTTTGGAAATACAACAAAATTTTTTCATTAAGTTATACATTTTTATAATATATTGTTTTTGATAAAAATAAAATCAATTTTTATAAATATAAACTAAAATATTTAAAATATATTTGATGATTATTATAATATTCAATTTCAAAACAAATAATTGTTTTTAATCTGAATCAAATATCTTGATAAGTCCAGATGATTTCATACAAGATGGACACTTTTTTTCAGAGTCTCCTTGCTGTATTGCACAGTCATTGCAACAAATACGATGACCACACCCAATGTGGCAATGTGTTGCAGGAGATTGTTTCGAAGGATCGCAATGTCCACATAGTCCTTCAAGACAGATTTCCTCCTTACAGACGACTTTGGTTATTAATGCACGACAAGTTGGACACATGCATGTAGAAGACAATATCGTTCCAGCGCACCCCCCACATAATTTGTGTCCGCAAGTGAGTACACGATCAGCAATATTATCGAAACACACTGAACACACGCATGGTTCTTTCTTCGAAGAAGGTGAATCCGGCGAGCTATCAATCAGTACCATAATTTCTTTTGGAATGTGTTGCAAATATTCCTTGAATTTGTTCTGAATCGCAGCAGAAATATCCTTCATGACATTTGTACTCGCCCAAGGAGCCATTTCATCCGCATCTGTTGTCGCCACAGCCGGTTTTTTCAAAATCCTGACATATATTCTCAAGAGAGAAATGAGTTGTGATAACCGAGCCTCACTTGTTTGCGGATCGGTACATTCTTTAACTGCCTTTATCACATTTTCCTGTATACCCTTTTCTTTCAAGATACCGGAATATATCATAAAAAAGCTATACACACTCATTTGGTGCGTAATAAAGAAGTGAAAATCCCGAGCATCCATCTCTTCATCGTATTTGAGTCGAGTTTCTTTCTCTTCCTGTGTTTCAACCGCACTCAAAGCTGTAAGAGACTCTATCAAAGATGGGATATACACGCTCATTGGCCCAGACGGACAAGACTCTATCACACTGGCTAATACAGATTCTGGTCCAATAACTGTTGGCAAACGAAGGAAGCTTACCAATGCTTGTCCTGCAAACTCACTCTTATCATGAGCAGATCTGCATACATTATAGAGAATCCGAGTATTTGAGGGGTCCCTCCGCATGAGGAACATGACATGAAGAGAGCTACATTCTGCGCAGGAATTCCGATTCTTACAGTTTCGGATTCTATTAAAAAGATGTTCCATATCTTTATCCCATTCTTTCTTCCCGCTTTGGAGTTCATGAATCAATCTCATAATGGCCGGATACCCAACCGCAGGTTTTTCCTTGTTATCGCAAGAAAAGCAATGAGACTCAACACAAACGGATGAACCAGTTAATAACACATAAAGTGCGACTATTAATTCTCTGAACTGACTCACCATGCTGATTTCAGCAGAAAGCCGGTCAAGTTTGGTTTGATCCAACTTAACTAGTTGTTGTCTGATCAAGAGTTTGCCTTTAACCTCATCAAGAATATCACCTGGAACTCGTTTTATCGCCTTCTTGTAGGTTTTTTCCGCGTTGTCTCTCAATTTTTGAGTGTTAGAAGAATCATCACGTATATTGCAAATACCCAACAACACCTCTACAATTGAAGAAATATTAAGTGGGTTTTCTATACACAATGTCCTCATAACCCCACGACACTTATCTAATTCTAATTTTTTGTCTTTTCCTTTCACTAAACTCATGGTTCTTTTACTGATGTTTATTATTCAATCACTAAATATTGTTATTTTTTACCATCAATTTTTAGTTATTTATAAGATTATTTACCCACTCCTAATAATTTTTTTTATAAATTCATTCTGTTCATTTTCGCTCAATGACATATATTCCGTCATCAAATCCACGTTCATAATTATCTTCAATAAAACCCCAAAATATTTCTTCAATTCCACCAAAACGACATCATTCCAGAACTTGCGGTCCCTCTCAATCTTATTAACCTTCATATTATCCACTTCATCCGCCCCAACCAAATATTCCACCAAAACGGCCCTCTCCAAGTCATACACATCCAAATACGTCTGAACTTGGAGCCACTCATATTCCCGAACCTCATTGAATAGCTTATACATCCGGTTCTTTATCTCAATAATAACCCCGTCATCATTCATCGCATCGACCTTGCTTATAACCCACAGCTCGACCCCCTCTTCATCAAACAACCGCTTACTCTTGCTATCCAGCCCCGTAATAACTTTCTCCCCCTTGTGCGCCTTTTTATAAATATCCAACGCGGTCTCTTCCCGAATCGTCCCGAATTTCTTGCTCGTATATCCATCCATCGCCGTCTTCAAAGTCTCCTTCTCCTCTTTTGTGAGTGTCTTATCCTCCATTATAACACCGACCAGCCCATCTTTATCCGTTTTCATCTTCTTCGATGATAAATTCGCCCGACATATTTTATCCAACTTCTCCTTCAAGTCCGTATTTCCCTCCAACTTCTTGGATATTTCAATGATTATCTGCTTGTCCCCCACGTTCGCGCTAACCACTTTCTCAATGAGCCCCATCTTCTTCAACTGGTCCGGAAAATACCGCTCATATAATTGATTAAATATCCGGCTCGCCGGTAAGTAATGGTTGCGCCCGATGAACGCCGCCAAATTGCTACTATATAATAATATTTTCATTTTATTACATTAAATATCAATTTGTTTTTATGTTATTTACGAGAAAGAAAAGGCTTAAAAAAATGTCGATATGAAACATTAATGTTCAAGCAAAAAAATAAGAAGGTCTCCCATGTAGATACCCGAATAACACTCGACGCTAAACACAACGAAATCATCCGGTCATTCAAGGAAGACCATAAAAACATCAAAAAATATCATGCCGAGCTATCTGTCGTCCAAAAGAAGCTCGATAAATTAAAGAGCAACTCCGAGACTATCCTGAGCCCAGAGGACCTCGGGATACAGTTTCACCTTGAAAATAAGAGGAACGAGCTCCAAGAAAAATTAGATAATCTCGAAGTTAATCAAGACGAGACTGACTATTTTATTAAAACAGGGAATATATTGTATGAATATTACAATAATATTGAGGATATCGCCGACGATAATGAAAGACCGGCCCAGCAGGCACAACCAGTCCCACAATCACAACTCCTCTCATTCTTTGGGATTAAGCAACCCAAAGAGACAGCTGATAACAGTGGAAAAATCGCGAGAACGATTAACGACTTCGTTGAATCAAATCACAAGTTTGACCGCGCTTCCACACTCGACAATTATTTAAGTATTATTGACAAATCATATGGGCTCAAAAGTAGAGTCGCAAAAAAGATTGACTTCTGTAAAAAGTGTCATCTCAATTATAACAAGGATTATGAGATGATTATTAATCACAATGAAGGTTTTATGAGTTGCGTAAAATGTGGGAACCTCGAATACGTTATCATCGAGAGCGACAAGCCCAACTATAAGGACCCACCCCCCGAGGCAACATACTTCGCCTATAAAAGGACGAACCACCTTAATGAGATTCTCAATCAGATTCAAGCGAAGGAATCGACTGATATTCCGGACGAAATATTGAGCTTAGTTAAAGAAGAAATTCGGAAGGAGCGGATAACTGACCTGACAAAGTTGACAAATATAAAGGTCCGCTATTTTTTGAGGAAATTGAACCTGAACAAATTTTATGAACACATCGCGCATATTATTAATAAATTGAATGGGCTCCCACCACCAATTATAACTAAGCCCGTCGAAGACAAATTGCGGTATTGTTTTCGTGAAATTCAGGGGCCATGGATGGAAATTGCTAAAAAGCCGAAGAAGAATTTTCTTAATTATCACTACGTTTTGTATAAATGTGTGGAATTGCTGGGGCATGATGAATATAAGGCGCTGTTCCCTTTGCTGAAATCGCGGGAGAAGATATTGAGTCATGATGTAACCTGGCACCGGATATGTGACGCCCTTAGCTGGCAGTATATTCCAACAATATGATTTTTTCAAGTAGTTTAATATGTCTTTTCATCAAATATTATAAAATTTTACTTTTTTCAATAAATCAAATTTTGGCCTTAGCAATACAACCGGTATATTTCTAACAGTTCTGTATTTTCATCATTTTCAATCCGGTCAATACAATCTTCAATTGTTTCAATCAATTTATCTAATTTATCGTCAATATCGACTTTACTGATATTATCATCTGGATTAAAACGGATAAATATCCATTTACCACTGTGAATCATATATAAATCATCGTAACGTATTTCTTCATCTTTTTGGTCATATCCTCTATGTCCAAACTCATCGGTTTCAACTGCTAAAATAGTATTACCTATCAATTTACGATGATCTATACGACGTTGATGGGTGCAATCACAATTATCTGTATATAATGGTCTATCATGGACAAATCCTTCAAAATTAGAGTTGATAGCATTTCTAACCATAATTTCTTTTGTATGAGCATATATAATCTTACTTCTTTCATCGTCTGGAAAAATACGTTTGAAACAAGTTGCACAGTATCCGTCATATTTTGACCATCCACCTCTGGAATCAATCCAATCTATACAATTCGGACATCGTTTTCCTCCTCCATGTGCTATACATTTATCGGATTTTCCGCTTGCGCTTGACTTACAATCTGGTTCGCTACAACGTTTTCCGCCTCCATGTGCTTTACATTTATCAGTTTTACCTTGTGCACTTGAATGACAATCCGATTCGCTACATCGTTTTCCGCCTCCGTGTGATACACATTTATCGGTTTTGTCTCTGGCGCTTGATTTACAATCTGGTTCATTACATCGTTTTCCTCCTCCATGTGCTACACATTTATCAGTTTTACCTTGTGCACTTGCTCTACAATTTGGTTCGATACAACGTTTTCCACCTCCATGTGCGATACATTTATCTGTTTTACCTTCTGCACTTGAATTACAATTCGGTTCATTACATCGCTTACCGCCTCCATGTGCTATACATTTATCACTACAGCCTTGTGCGCTTTTTTTACAATCAGGATAACTACATCGGGTTCCGCCTCCATGCGCTTTACATTTATCAGTATTACCTTGCGCGCCTTTTTTACAATCTGGTTCGATACATCGCTTACCGCCTCCATGTGCTTTACATTTATTGGATTTGCCTTGTGCACTTGAATGACAATCAGGTTCATTACATCGTTTTCCGCCTCCGTGTGCGATACATTTATCAGTTTTTCCTTGTGCACTTGAATGACAATCAGGCTCATTACATCGTTTTCCACCTCCATGTGTTCTACATTTATCGGATTTTCTTACTGCTGTTGATTTGCAACCTTGATAAGTACATCTTTTTACACTTCCATGTTCTTTACATCTCTTAGTTTTACCTTCTACACTTTTTTTACAATCAGGTTCATTACATCGTTTTCCTCCTCCATGTGCTATACATTTATCAGTTTTTCCGTTTGCACTTGATTTACAATCAGATTCATTACATCGCTTACCGCCTCCATGTGCTTTACATTTATCAGTTTTACCTTGTGCACTTGAATGACAATCCGATTCGCTACATCGTTTTCCGCCTCCGTGTGCTACACATTTATCGGTTTTACCTTGTGCACTTGCTTTACATCCAAGTTCATTACATCTCTTACCGCCTCCATGTTTGATACATTTATCGGTTTTGCCTTGTGCACTTGCTTTACAATCTGGTTCATTACATAGCTTACCGCCTCCGTGTGCTACACATTTACCTGATTTATCTCTTGCTTTTGATTTACAATTCGGTTCATTACATATTTTTTGTGTCATTATAAATTATTATAATTATAATAATCTGAATTATTTAAAATCAATTTTTTTAGAAAATATATAATTTTCTTTTTCGATGAATTTATTCATCGAAGAAAACTCGGAAACAGTTTAAAGAAAACTCGGAAACAGTTTAAAGAAAACTCGGAAACAGTTTAAAGAAAACTCGGAAACAGTTAAAAGAAAACTCGGAAACAGTTTAAAGAAAACTCAGAAACAGTTTAAAGAAAACTCAGAAACAGTTTAAAGAAAACTCAGAAACAGTTTAAAGAAAACTCGGAAACAGTTTAAAGAAA